TACTTCAAGTGCTAACCTTTCTACTATTGCTGGTGGTTTATGTAATACTTCATCTGGTGCTTGTTCATTTATTGGTGGTGGTGGTAGTAATATTGCATCAGCTACATTATCAACAATTGGTGGTGGAACTAGTAATACTGCATCTAATGCACTTTCAACAATTGGTGGTGGAAATGATAATACTGCATCGGGTGTTGGTGCAACAATTGGTGGTGGTTATACTAATTGTGCAAGTGGTGATAAATCGTTTATTGGTGGGGGATATAATAATAGTGTTTCTGGTTATATTTCAACAATTGGTGGTGGTTATAATAATTGTGCAAGTGGTACAAAATCATCAGTTTTAGGTGGAGAATGTAATATAACAAACGCAAGATATTCTACAATAGGCGGTGGTAATAGAAATATAATTCAATCTCCAACAGACGAATGTTGTTCTTTTGGTGCAACAATAGGAGGAGGTATAGGACACAACACTACTGGGGGTACGTTTAGTACAACTGATGGTTCTTTAACGGGTGCAATCACTTGTTGTAATGCTGGTAGATTATCTACAATTAGTGGTGGATTTAGAAATTGTGCAACTGGTTATTTATCAACAATTGGTGGTGGTTTTTGTAATAGAACATTTCCGTCAATAAATTATAATAATAACTATCCAAAGTTTGGACACGTTATTTCGGGTGGTAATTGTAATACAATAAATACTAACTCTTATAATGCTTATAGTAAAAGTGGTGGAGATACAATTAGCGGTGGTGGTTGCAACATAATTACATCTTTCGTTGGTTTTAATACAATTGGTGGTGGTGATTCAAATGTGATGAATAGTGCAAGTGCGTTTGCCACAATTAGTGGTGGTAATCTTAATACTGCTTCAAATTATTGGGCAACAATTGGTGGTGGTTTTTGTAATACTGCAAGTGGTAATAGTTCATCAGTTGTTGGTGGAGTTGGTAATACTGCTTATGGTGGTCGTTCAACAATTGGTGGTGGTTATTGTAATACTGCAAGCAGTGGATTTTCATTTATTGGTGGTGGACAATATAATACTGCAAGTGGTTCATCTTCAACAGTTGGAGGTGGTACAAATAATACTGCATCCGCAACTAATTCATCAGTTTTAGGTGGAGAATGTAATACCGCATCAGCAGTTAATTCATCAGTTTTAGGTGGACAATGTAATAAAACAAACGCAAAATACTCTACAATAGGCGGTGGTAATAGAAATATAATTCAATCCCCAACAAACGAATGTTGCTCTTTAGGTGTAACAATCGGTGGTGGTATAGGACATAATTCAAGTGGAGGTACATTTAACACAACAAATGGGAGATTGACTGGTGCAATTACTTGTTGTGATGCTGGTAGATTATCTTTTATTGGTGGTGGATTTAGGAATTGTGCTACGGGTGGTTGTTCAACAATTGGTGGTGGTTTATGTAATACTGCATCAGCAACTAATTCATCTGTATTAGGTGGTTGTTGTAATATAACAAACGCAAGACATTCTACAATAGGTGGTGGTAATAGAAACATAATCCAATCGCCTACTAACGAATGTTGCTCTTTTGGTGTAACAATAGGTGGAGGTATAGGACATAATACTTATGGTGGTACATTAGACATATATACGGGTGCTTTAACAGGGGCAATTACTTGTTGTGATGCTGGTAGATTATCTACAATTAGTGGTGGTTTATTAAATTGTGGTACTGGACAATATTCAACAATAGGTGGTGGTAAATATAATACTGCTTCTGGAGATACTTCAACTATTGGAGGTGGTGCAAATAATACTGCTTCTGCTAATAAACCCTCAACAATTGGAGGTGGTTCATCTAATACTGCTTCTGGTGATTTTTCAACAGTTAGTGGAGGTCGTTTTAATACTGCTTCTGGTGAAGATTCAACAATTGGTGGTGGTTATTGTAATACTGCAAGTGCTGGTAATTCAACAATTGGTGGTGGGAATAATAATATTATAAATGCCACTGGAGATAGTCGTGGTGCTGGTATATTTACTGGTCAAACTAACTGCATTACTAATTATGCACAAACTGGTACTGTAATAGTTGGGGGTAATAATAACTTAATATGCTCTTATTCTAGTGCAAATTCTTTTATTGGTGGAGGTAGCGGTAATTCGATTAGTGGATGTATTGCTACAAGAGCAGTAATTATAGGAGGTAGAAATAACAATATAGATAACCAACAATTTGCATTTATAGGAAGTGGTTTCGGTAACATTATTCAATCCACTGCTCAACCTTGTGGTTCATATTGTGCTATTCATAATACAATCGTAAGTGGGTGTTATAACTGTATTATTCAAAACCCATCATTTTGCGTTACACAAAATGCTCATAATACTATTGTAGGAGGATATTTTAATAAAATCCAATCTAATAACGGAAAAGCAACAGATAATTTTATAGGTGGTGGTAATAATAACTTAATTTGTAGTTCATCCAATCCATCACAATTTAGTTCTATTTTGGGTGGTAGATATAATACTATATGTGGATATAGCAACACACACATTATAGGTTCATTCCTTACTGCATCGGCAAGTAATACAACATTTGTTGAAGCATTATCAAAAACAAGTGGTACTTTTAGAATTAAGCACCCAGACCCTATAAAAAACAAAACGCATTACTTACAACACTCGTTTGTTGAATCGCCTACTGCTGGAGATAATATTTATAGATATGTTGTTAAAGTGGTAGATGGTTTTGCTGAAATTGAATTGCCAGATTATTTCAAATTCTTGAATGAAAACATACAAGTTTGGGTAACGCCTAAAAAGGGATTTGGTGTTGGATATGGAGAAGTAAATGCAGATTTAACAAAAGCAACTATATTTGCTAACGAGGATTTAGAGTATAATGTTCTTATCATAGGAACAAGAAAAGATAAAGATGCTATTAAAGGATGGAATGGCGTAGAAATATTACAACCTACAAAAATAAATTAATACTATGGAAAATTTCACAATTCACATATTCGGTTATGGGGAAACACAAATTAACTCAAACGAGTTTTCAGTTAAAGTAAAAACAACCGAGTTAAAAAAAGTTAAAGCATTAATAGATGCTATATGGGCTAAAAAACCAGAAGATTCAAAAGCAGAAGAAAACTATCACGTTATAAACCTTTTTGGACATAACGATATAAGATGGGTTTCTAAAGATGGTTTTGAATTATCCGAGCAAGAAGATTTACTTCCTTTGATTGATGACTTAATAGCCGAATTAAAAACGGCTTATGATTCATTACCCAAAGAAGAAGAAGTGGTTTAAAAAAAAATAAGCGAGATGTTATATTCTCGCTTTTTTTATTTATATTTGTAACAGAAAACCAAACAGTTATGAAAACTTTATTTTACAATTCTTCTTTACCTAGAAGTGGTAGTACACTTATTCAAAACATTATTGCTCAAAATCCAGACTTCTACACTACACCTACAAGTGGATTGATAGATTTAGTTATAGCATCTAAAAACAATTATAACCATTCTCAAGCATTCATTGCTCAAGACCAAAAACAAATGGAAAATGCATTTGTTGAGTTTTGTAGAAAGGGTATGCAAGGATTTTTTGAAGGATTGACTGACAAACCTTATGTAGTGGATAAGAGTAGAGAATGGGGAATTAACCATGGTCTTCTGAACATGCTATTTCCTAATCCAAAAATCATTTGTATGGTGAGGGATATACGTTGTATTTATTCCTCTATGGAAAAAAACTTTAGAAAAAATCCACACAAAGAAAATCATGTTCAAAATGCACCACAATTAGTAGGTACAACTCTTGATAAAAGAATTGACCTTTGGGCTGGAGGTGTTCCAGTTGGAATAGCTATAGATAGGTTAAAAGATATTATTCAACAGGGATTAGATAAACACATTCTATTTATTCGTTATGAAGATTTAATGAGTAATCCAGAGAATGAGATGAAACGCATTTACGAGTACTTCCAAGTTCCTTATTATGAAGGTCATGATTTTGAAAATGTAACACAACACACACATGAGAATGATACAATTCATGGAATCTATGGTGACCATGCACTAAGAAATAAGTTTGAGAAGCAACCAGATGATTATTTGGATATACTTGGATATGAACTATCAATGAATATTAGAAACCACTACAAATGGTTCTATGACTATTTTGGATATTTATAAAAACTTTGATTATGATATATTGGTTTACAGGTCAACCAGGTGCTGGTAAGACAACATTAGCAAAACAACTAAAAGATTACCTATACCCAAGTAATATTGTATTGGTAGATGGTGATGATATTAGAGATGTTTTTCAGAACAAAGATTATTCTGAAGCAGGGAGAAGAAAAAATATAGAAAAGGCACAGGACATTGCATTATTTCTAAATTCAAAAGGATTTGATGTAATAGTTTCCTTAGTATCACCATATAAAGATCAACGTGATGAATTCAAAAACAAACACAATGTATTAGAATTCTATATACATACTGATGATGTTAGAGGAAGAGAAGATTATCACGTATTAAACTATGAGGCACCTACAGAAAACTTTGTAGATGTTGATACAACAAATGTTGCAGAACAAAAATCTTTAGGAGAGATTATACATAAGATTAACGAATTTAAATCAAATGGAAAATTGGAGTAAAAAGGTTCATGTGAAATCATCATTAGAACCAAAAGAAAATCAGTATGCTATGTTTATTGGTCGCTGGCAACCATTACATGATGGACACAAAGCTATGTTTCAACAAGCACTTGACCAGGGTAAAAACCTTTTAATTTGCATTAGAGAGGGAGAGGTGAACGAAAAAAATCCTTTCACTGTTGAACAAGTAAAAGAGATGATCGAATTGGAATATATAATGTTTGTACAAGCTGGCATTATAAAGGTGATGATTATACCAGATATATGTTCAGTAGAGTTTGGTAGAGGTGTGGGTTATGATATTATAGAGCATATACCACCTACTGTTTTAGGTAACATTTCGGCAACAAAAATTAGAGAACAATTAAGAAAAGAGGGAAAATTATAATGGATATTAAAATAAGATATAATCACAATTGCACCGATGACAAAATGTTTTGGCGATTGATAATAGATGGTACTGAATTTTTGGCTTCGGATATAAAAATTAACGTGCCTACATTTACAACGAGAGATGATGTTTTTGACCCACAAAGAAATGAAATGGTAAATAAACATCACATTACTTGTAAAGCAGAATCGGTTAGTTGGAGTAATACTGGAGTAGCAGAAATAAGTTAATATGGTAAGTTATAAAAGACACATTGCAAAAGCAATTAGTTATCGAATGTTAGGTACATTCCAAACATGTTTAATCTCCTATTTCTTTACTGGAAGTTTTGTAATTGCTGGTAGTGTAGGAGCAACAGAGATAGTGTTAAAACCATTCATGTATTTTTTACATGAAAGAGCGTGGTATAATTTTTCCAATTTTGGACTAAAAGAAATAAAAAAAGATTAGTATGAATATTATATTTTCAATAGATGGAGGGCTTGGTAAATCTATAATAGCCACTGCTGTTTTAAAAGCAATTAAGAAACAATATAAAAAAGCCAACATTTTAGTTTCAACTGGTTATCCTGATGTGTTTATTAATAATCCAAATGTAAATAGGATTATTACCCATGTAAATAACTCTGGTATTTACAAGGATTTTATACAAAACAAAGATGCAAAGGTTTTTATCTCTGATCCCTATTCCACTTCAGATTACATAACTGAAAGTAAACACTTGATCCAAATATGGTGTGAGATGTTTGGGATTGAATATAATGGAGAAATGCCAGAATTATTCTTATCTAAAGCGGAGAAACAATACTTTGAACCATTCTATAGATTAGATAAACCAATACTAGCTATTCAACCTAATGGGGGTGCAATAAACCAACCTTTGAAATATAGTTGGGTGCGAGATATTCCTGCACCTATTGTAGAGCAAGTTATTGAGCATTACAAAAACGATTATTCAATAGTTCACATTAAACGTGAAGACCAAATTATCTATGAAAATACTATTGGTGCATTGGATAGTTTTAGAAGTATTGCTATCATGCTTACCATGTCAGAAAAAAGATTATTGATTGATTCATCAGCTATGCATATAGCTACAGCTTTAAACCTACCTTCAGTAGTAGCTTGGATAGGTACAAGTGAAAAAGTTTTTGGTTATGATATGCACACTAACATAATAGCAAATACACCACCAAAGGAATATGATTTAGGTCATTCATATTATCAAAGAATGCCTTTATTTGAGGATATTTCAAAGATTCCATATAATGACCTCAATGAAGTGTTTGATGTAAATGAAATCATTAAATTAATAAAAGCTCCTAATTAAGGAGCTTTTTTATTTGTTCTATCACCATGTCTGGTGTAATACTATTCTGACATTCAAACTGCCTGTCTGTTCCTTTATGTACAGGACACCAGTCCCAATCTCCTTTATCAAACTTATACTGTGGATCATTCCAACATCCATGACATACATTTGTATTCACTGGTCTATAGCATTTGAATTCATGATCTTTATCAGTGAAGTTAGCAATCATGATCACTGGCACATCTAATGCCCATGCTAACCAACTAAGTCCACTAGATAGTCCTATAAAGAATCTACTATTATATATAGTAGTCATAGTGTTAGTCATTGAGTTGTCAAGTAATCCTTGACAGTTGTCAAATGGATTCTTTTCTAATGATGTATTGAACACTTTGTATCCTTCTCCATGTAGATAGTTAATCACTTCTTGCCAAGCTTCTCTGGTCCAGAACTTACATCCTGCTGTACTATTAGTAGCTATTGAAACTTGTCTCATTCGAAGCTGTATTCTACTGTTTACAATCCTTGGCTTAATTTCTTTATAAGGAAGACCTAATATGTTTGTAGCTGTCTGCTGAAGAGGAATAGTGTTAGGAAGAACAGGTTCTTTATTCTCATTATAGAACCAACCAATCTTATACATAGCATATAGATTAGTTACATTGGTTCCTGGCTCAACAAACTCTAACATTGGATATTCTTTTTCAAATAAGAAGTTTTTGAATGTACTTACAATCACCTCACAATGGTGTGCACATCTAAACTCTTCTACATATGGCATCCAAGCTATAGTATCTCCTAGAGAAGAACTATCAAAAGCAATGTACACTCTCTTACCTTCTAGATTTAGAAGTTTATCATACACCTTCACACCATCTTTATACACCACGGTTCTCCACTGTGTATAATACTCTCTAGCAAGTTTTACCCAATGGTTACACTTTAAATTATCATGATATATTAAAGTGGGACCATCATAAAACTCTATACGAAAATCACTTTGAGATGTACCAGTTATCTCTAAGAATGGTTGTCCTACGAAATGTTGTGTTATATTATAATCATTTACATTGTTTTTGTATGGAGTAACAGACATTGCGTAGCTGTATAGTTTTTGGTGACCACTTACAAAATCACCTGATTGATTGTTATAAGGAACGTCATACACTTGCTCAGTGTTCAATAACATACCTAATTGATTCTTCATCTTGAATGGATCAAGATCTGTTATATACGGTGTAAACATATCTTTATATTGAGGAAGGTTTCTAGCTAACACAGGAAGGCCATAACCTATGGCTTCTCTTAATACTAATGGATTACATTCATTTACACTATTGAATAAGAATGCATCTGCAGCTTTCATAAACACATCAACATCTGTTCTCTCTCCCCATATAGTTACATTATCTGGAACATCTTTCATCAATGGTTCCCAGTAGTCTTTGAAGTTACCTGCTTGGTTACCTATGAAATGGAATTCTACATTAGGAAGCTTTCTAGCTAGTGCTAGTCCTTCTCCTTGGTTCTTTCCTTGAGTCCATAGTCCTACATTAATCACATGTTTCTTACCACTATCCATTCCTAACTCAAATTTAGCTTGTAGTTTTTCTGCAGCTGATGGTATTTGTGGATCAATAGGAAACTGTATAACCTCTTTATACCCAGATACATTAAATGTATCTAAGTGATGTGGTGTACAGAATGCATATGCATCTGGTGTGTATAATTTTTCAATAGTTGGTTTGAAAGAAACATCATGACACGTTTCTATTATTCTATAAGTTCTGTTGTTGTTATATAATTTAGAGATCATTGCTCTATCCATTCTCTCAGACATCTCATCTAAATGTATAATGTCTGGTTTAAATTGGTCTATAACCGTAAAAAGTTCCATCTTGTCTTCATATAATGTGTGTACAGGCACAAGATCCATGATCTGGTTTCTCTGTACAACAAAGTCTAAGCTATGACATTGATACTCCACTACACAGATGTCTGCAATATTAAACTGCTTCAACAACTGTATTCTCTTAAGAAGAAACTGAGGCATACCACCTGTTGACAGGTGAGGAGCAAGGAACATTATTCTCATAGGTTTAGACATTTTAGATATTAGTTTAGACATTGCTACAGGATCTTTCTCTCCATGTAAGAAGAACAGTTGATCTTCACTGGCTGGTAACTTAAACCATGATTCCATGTACTTACCCCAATTGTTTTCTTCATATATCTTATTAAACTTATCAAGACTAGCATTAGTGTATATATAAGGAAGACCATCTAAGAACTTATGTTTCCATAACAGAACATTAACTATTGTCTCTTCGTGATAGGGAGCATAGTATTGTGGGTTCTTTAACACCTCTGGGTGATTACACATCCAACTCCACTCATCTAAGAATGGTATAGTGTTCTGACCAGCTACAAAATAACCAGTTTGTCTATACTTATCTCTGATAGATTGATCTACACCAAACAATTCACACGCTGGAGCTTCAAGACTCTTATGTAAGTTCTCTCTTCCAATTACAATACCTCTACCATTGATCAATAGATAATCATATATACCTTCTGTGAAATATGGAAACTCAGAACTTGTAGGATAGTAGTTGAATATTCTATCTACATACTTAGTAGCTATGGAATCAGAATCTACATAACATATAGTCTTAGCAAATCTTTCGAGAGCATCCTTAACTATAAGAGGTCTTTGAATCAACAACTTGTATACATCACTCTTGTTTCTATCTATGTAAGATTCTTTTGGTAAGTCTTCAACATCACACTTCCACCATACAGTGTATGCACCAGGCACCTCTCTATAATCATCTAGCATATATACTAACACAGGAATATCACTCACTTTATTAATACTCTCTACAGCCATACAAACAACATCATAATAAGATGCGTTTGCATATAATACGTACATTTTTTCTTCTTTTACGAGTGAATGCATATAGTAGCCATAGTATTCATTCCTGTATATACAACTAAGATCAGGATATCTTTCACCCATCATCTCATGTGTAAGGTCTGGTTGGTAATGAGTCTCATGAATGTTACCTTCATGTTCTCCTTGTTCCATTTCATATGGGATGGCTACCAAACATTCTTTCTTGGCACTTACAATATCTCTGATTAATTCTTTTGCATAGTTTGTAGGGATATGTTCTAAGACATCTCCTAGAATGATGAAGTCATAATCACTAATATCAAATGTAATAATACTTCCTACGTAAACATTGTCATACTTCTCTCTAAGATTATACTTCTCTATGTAAGGTTCATAGATTTCTACAGCATCTATTCTATATCCTGATGAACGCAACAACTCTGAATAGGTTCCTATTCCTGGACCCACATCTAGTATTCTTTTACTGGTTGGAACATTGTTAAGAAACCACTCTTTCACTTCATCTTTGAAGTAGGTAAAACTGTAAGGCATAGTGCGTTGATTTTTAAAAATCAAAGGTAGGAAAAATATATTTATATTATGCTATATTATGCTGGAAATATGTTTTACCTATTTCGTTATTCCAAATATAAATTTTATATTTGCTTGATATATAATGGTATAATCATTGCATCGTTGCATCTATGCATGCGTGTGCTATACTAATCCCTTAACCCATATGGAAAACGCATTTGAATCACAAGTTGAAAAAGAATTAAAAAGCATGGACCAACGACTATATGATCTAGAGGAGAAAATGACTTCAATAGACACTAAGCTAACACAAGTAGTGGATGCAATATTAGGAAATGCTCTTACTAAAACAGGAGGATTTGTTAAGGACATTGATGATCTAAAAATAAAAATAAAAGAATTAGAAGATAAACTTCAGAAACAAGAGGAGTTTAAAAAGAAATTCACATGGACAATTGGTATAGTTTTGGCACTAGCAGCAATATTACAATACGTTGCTAATATATTGTCCAAAATTAACTAATGAATCATGATAAGTTTAGAAGAGTTTATTCCAAAGTTTTTAAAAGGCGGTTGGATAGTAGCCTTAATTGGTGCATCTGGTATGATTGCTAGATTGGTTGTATCTGAAGAAGATACACCGATGAATCAAGTGATACGTAACATAGCTGCAGCAATGATTGCTTCATCTATATCCTGGTTCATAATGGAACAGTTTGAGATGAATTCAATGTTGAAAGCTATCATTTATGGGATGGTGGGATTGAATTCTCCAGAACTTTTAAAAGGCATAACTAAAATATCAGGATCTTTTTCAGACGATCCTACAAACTTTATAGCAAACGCTAGACAGGGGAAGGTAACACATAGAAAAACTCCTGTAAAGCGTAAACCAACCACAAGAAGAAAGTAATGAACAAGAACACTCCAATGATCTTATTAACTCTCATCATGATTAGTGTAGCTATTTATGGTAAATGGGTTGATGGAAAAATACATGAGACTTCTGAAACATTAATTAAAAACAATCTAGAGCCTCAACCATGGCTGTCTAAATCATTTGACTACTATGGTACACCTATTCAGTCAAACTTTACAGGAACATTTAATCCTGAGAAGGTGAAAGATAACTTGAAAGATATCAAACAGTGGAAAGTTACTCGTGATTCTGTATGGGGAGCTTACTTGAAATGTGAGATGAGTCCTGAAGAACAAAAGATTGTAGACAAAGTTAATGATGAGATTAAAGAAGCAGATGATGTAATTGATGAACTAATAGAGAATGTTGAGGACAATAAAAACCTTGCTGAAACAGATTCTCTAATTAAGTCTGGTGAGATAGATGATCTTATCAATCCTATAATGGATGATACAAATGCTCTTATAGATTTACAGAGCTCAGAAGGATCAACACTTGTACATGAGATACAAGATCTACTTAAGACGTTCTCAAACTTTATGATTGCTGTATTAGCTTTAGCATTTATTCTACTTGCTAATGTTATAATGAAATTCATTAAAGATAAGAAGGAAGCTGTTAAGAAACCTGTAAGAAGGACTCCAGTTAAAAGAAAACCTCCAGTTAGAAGAACAACCCCTAAAAAATAATATTATGAGCTTTTGGAAAGAACTAGTAAGTGATGAATCAAATAGAGTTTCATCAAAACGTGTAGCAGGACTTTTATGTGTTGTAGCACTTGTAGCATCATTAATAGCTAATACATTTAGCCATGAATCAATTAAGCCTTCAGACATTCTTGTAGAGTCTGTAGCTTTGTTTGCATTCGGTGCATTGGGACTTACATCAATTGATAAATACACTAAAAACAAACAATAATGCAATTATCAGAAAACCTATCGTTAGCAGAAGTAATTAGATCAGAAACTGCTAAAAGAAAAGGAGTTAGTAACATGCCTACTCCAGAACACATTGAAAACTTTAAGAAGTTAGCTGAGAACATATTCCAACCTATCAGAAAACACTTCGGTAAACCAATTCATATTTCTTCTGGTTATAGAAGTGCTGCTTTAAACAAAGCAATTGGTGGAGCAGCTTCTTCACAACATTGTACAGGTGAAGCTATTGATATCGATATGGATGGTACAGCTATTACAAACGCACAGATATTCAACTACATCAAAGATAACTTAAACTTTGATCAGTTGATCTGGGAATTTGGAACAGCATCTAATCCTGATTGGGTTCATGTATCATATGAGTCTACAGGTAAACAGAGAAAACAAATCCTTAAAGCTTTAAAAGTTAACGGTAAAACTAGCTATGCTCCATATAAGTAATTTTATAAGACAGCAATGGCTAGGATCCATTCTAATAGTGTTCTTCTTTCTATTCCTTCTTTATGGAATAGAAAAGAAGAATGACTTACTTGCAGAAAAACAACGTCTTGAGAAAGAGATTGAAGTGTTAGAACAAAAAGAAGAATCACACTGGCACTCTCTTGACAGTTTAAAATCTCACAAAGACGTAATTATAGAAAGACAAAAAACATTAATACAATTAGAACATGACACAATTAAAGTTATTGATACTATTGCTTTTAGTAAGCTTCAAGAGTTTTTCACAGCAAGATACTATCAAAAAGATAGTATTAAATGAGAAGGTAGCTAGAGAAGTGGTTAAGGATCTTGTTAAAGGAGATCTTTGCAAACAACATCTATTACTAAAAGAAGAAGAGATTAAGAACCTACAAGAGCAGAATGATGAGCTTGTAGAAATCATCAAGATAAAAGACAGCATTCTTTCTAAGAAAGATGAAATCATCACTGTTCAAGATAAAGCAATAGGATGGTGGAAGAAACCTGAGCTTCATGGATACCTAGGAGTTCAAACTTTAAATGCTACATTAATTGATCCTTACATATATGGAACTTTACTATTAGAGTTTTCAAAAATTAGTATAGGAGCACAATACTTTGTACAACCAAACAATCCATCAGGGTATGGATTCATTGTAGAATATAACTTATTTTAAATCATGCCAAAACAAACCAACACTTCAGAAAAACAGGTAAAATCTAAAGTGAACAGACCTGGAATTCACGCTAAATCTAAAACATCTTCTCTAAAAAGTTCTAAGAATTATAAGAAACTTTATAGAGGACAAGGTAAATAACTAATTTAGTTATTTTAATTTAGTGAAAACCACTTATTTATAGTGAAAATCACTTACTTTTGTATAACAAATAAAATTTAACATCATGGCTATACCATCTAGACAGATAGGCTGGGGTACAACAGACAACCTATTGTGGCAAATCTCTAAACAGTTAGAGTTACTTATTAAAGTGACTGCTGCTGGTAATACGTACACTACAACTAGTACCACTACTATAGTTCCTACTACAAGTACCACTACTACTGTAGCACCTACCACAACTACTACTACAACATAACATGG